TAATATCGTGCATTGTAAGAACCATAAATCAAGATTGACTATAGAGAACAAGATGGTTGATGTAAGATTATCTTATGAAAAAGGTCTTGACAAATACTATGGATTGTTAGATATTGCAGAGAAGTATAATATATTCAAGAAGGTATCAACACGATATGAATTACCAGACGGTTCTAAACAATATGGTAAATCTATTATGAGTGACCCAGAGAAATTCTTTACAGAAGATATTATGAAACAAATTGAAGAAGCTGTAGGTAAAGAATTTAAATATGGATAACTATATTCGTGTATACGAAAATGCATTTAGTGATGAACTCTGTGATAGATTAATTAATAAGTTTGAGTCCACACCAGAAGGTAATAGAGAAAGACACGATATGGGAGAGATGCATTTCTCTCAAGTCAACTTTAGGGCTTGTGGTTGGAAAGAAGAACAAGACGAACTTGTAAATATATTTTTATCACATACTAAAAAATACACAGCTGATGTAGGTGTTACTACAGAGTTTCCACAGAAATATGCGTTGGAAGATATTAGATTGAAAAAGTATTCACCAGATGGTTACGACCAGTTTGGGCCTCATGTTGATGTTGTAGATAAAAGTACAAGTACAAGGTTTCTAGTATTCTTTGTTTATTTAAATGACAATGTTAGTGGTGGTACACATTTTGATAGAATTAACTTGACAAGTCCTTGTAAAAAGGGTAGTATATTAATATTCCCACCATTGTGGACACATCTGCATTCTGGGTTAAAACCAATAGATAAACCAAAATATATAGTAGGGAGTTATTTACATTATGTTGCACACGATTAATAATTGTTGCTCTAAATCTTATCTAGACTCTTTGATGTTATTATCACAGAGAAGTGATAAGTGGAACTTTAGATATCCAGAGGGTAAACCATTTGAACAGAGGTTTGCAAAGATAAATCTAGTACCAGATAATCAAGACACATCTCTTTCTGGTATGGCTATGGGTTTATTGTTACAAATCTATGATGCTGGTGGATACAAATACTTCGAACCAGAGGTTAAGTTCTGTGGTATATCTGTCAAAGGTGTAGGTATAGATGACCCACACACAGACACTTGGGATAAAGATACAGTCAAAATTCTAGGATTGTTAAATAGTGATTGGAATAGTGAAACAATGGGTGGTGGATTTATGCACGACAATAAATTACACTTCCTAAAGCCTACAAGTTTCGTTATATTTGATTCGAATAAAGTACATTGTGCTCAAGATGTATTGACAGATAAGAAAAGATTCGCAATAGATTACGCAGTGAAAAAGATATGAGTATAAGAGATAAGTTTTCATATGTAACGACTAAAGAACAAGACCAGACTTTGATAGGTATTAGAGAAGGTAAGTTTGCTGGTGTGGTATATAAGTATGGTAAGGTGGGATTTGGAGATGAAAATCCAGATGGAACTAAACCACTTCAGTTTCAGTATGATATAGTAGATAATAACGGAATACAACGAGAACAATTTGGTGAAGATTTTTTCACCCTNATAGGAGATATCCTAGTAGAAGTAATAGAGGAACAAGCAAATAATGAACCAGTCGATAGAAAGAACAGCTCTAAGTAACTTAATCACNAATGAAGATTACGCAAGAAAAGTAATCCCATTTCTAAGAAGTAACTATTTTAAAGTAAGAGAAGAAAGAATTGTATTTGAAGAGATACAAAAGTTTGTCGACAAGTATAAAAAGATACCTACCAAAACTGCACTAGAAATAGAAGTAGATAATAGAAAAGATTTAAGTCAAGATGACCATAGTAAAATTGTAAAACTTATTACAAGTTTAAATTCTACAGATGTAGATTTAGAATGGCTACTTGAAACAACAGAAAAGTTTTGTAAAGACAAAGCTATATACAATGCGATTGTAGATGGTGTAGAGATTATCGAAGGTAAAGATAAGAAGAGAACACCAGATGCAATACCAGACATACTTACTGAAGCACTTGGTGTTTCATTTGACAACAGTGTAGGACACGATTACCTAGCTGATGGTGAACAAAGGTATGACTACTATCACAAAAAAGAGGAGAAGATACCGTTTGATTTAGAATTTTTCAACAAGATAACAAAGGGTGGATTACCACCAAAGACACTAAACATTGCACTTGCTGGAACAGGTGTAGGTAAAAGTTTGTTTATGTGTCACGTTGCATCTAGTTGTCTTGCACAAGGAAAGAATGTATTATACATTACATTAGAAATGGCAGAGGAAAAGATTGCCGAAAGAATAGATGCAAATATGATGAATGTAGAAATTCAGAACTTACCACAGTTACCTAAGATGATGTTCGAGGATAAACTCACACAGATTAGAAAGAAGACAAGTGGAAAACTAATAATTAAAGAATACCCAACTGCGTCTGCACATAGTGGACACTTTAGAGGGTTAATCAAAGAACTAGCTATTAAGAAGTCATTTAAACCAGATATAGTGTTTATTGACTATCTCAATATTTGTGCATCAAGTAGATTTAAAGGTGGTACAAATATCAATTCATATACAATCATAAAGTCGATTGCAGAAGAACTTCGTGGACTTGCAGTGGAAACAAATGTTCCATTCATGTCTGCAACCCAAACAACCAGAACAGGTTTTGTATCTAGTGATATAGGACTGGAAGATACTTCTGAAAGTTTTGGACTACCTGCTACAGCTGACCTTATGTTTGCACTCATATCCACAGAAGCATTAGAAGAAATAGGACAAATGCAAGTTAAACAGTTGAAGAACAGATATAACGACCCCAGCATGAACAAACGATTTGTTGTGGGAGTGGATAGAAGTAAGATGAGATTATATGATGTTGAATCACAAGCACAAATGGAGATAGTAGACAATGGCCAAAATAAACTTAATACAGAATTTGAGAAACCGTCTTTTGGGAAAAACACGAAAGACAAACAATATGAGAAATTTCAAGACTTCAAAGTCTAACTTTTATGTTAGCAAAGACGATAAAGACGTAGAAAGACCCTTTACGGTTGTAGAGTGTGCATCAAGAAGAGTTATAACTAGGTGTGAAACAAGAAACATTGCAGAAGGTATCGCAAAGTTTCAAAATAAGACACCAACATTCGGTAATGCTGGATTCCCTGACTTTTTAAAAGAATAAATAGTGTAAAAAGAATTTTGTACTAATGGGAGTTTGATTCATGTCGTTAAGAGGCTACGTTAAACAGTTAAGACCAATCCAAGAAAATAAAGTCGATTATGTAAATGTTATCCAAGATTTCATGGAGGCAAAAGGTTTAGATATAGGTGAACTCCAAAAAATTCGTGGAGGTAAACCTAGATTACATACATTAATAGATGTAATAAACAATCAAACTAAAGTTGAAACAACTAAAGGTACAACCACCTTAAATTGGATATCAAATATAGATAAAGTAGCACTTGAAAGTGGTGATTTGATATCTGCGTTTACAGATAAAAAAAGATATAAACCTATATTTACAACTAATAGTGGAAAACAAATAAAATTAACTGATGTTTTAAAAACAGATGTATTTGGTGGTGGTAAAGGTTCTGGTGGTGGTTCAGATAATACAGCATTAACTGAATGTGCTCAATGTATCTATGCAGCTGCAATATTCAATGGTACAAAACTAAATTTAGGTGATTCAATAAGTGGTGAGGAATATGGAAACTATAGTTCATCATTTGATGTAGATGTGCAACTTACTAAGATTGCAGAAGGATTATCAGATGATTGGATAGAGTCAAGTATTCTTATTGGTAATGAACTAAAAAAGAATTTAGGAACAGGTAAATATATATTTCACAGAGGTTCTACTTTTGTTAAAGAAATAGAAGATAAGTTTAAAGAATTAAATAAAGCAGAAAAACCAAAACCATTCTCAAATATTAATAAATGGAGTCCTGCTGATATATGGGCTGTAAAGTCTGGTGTAACATTTAATTTTAGTCAATATTCAACTTTAGGTGAGTGGACAAACGAACTCAAAGAATTATATGACCAGAAAGATTTGGTTGGTATATCATTAAAAAAATCAAAAGGTTCTGTAAAAACAGAAGAAAAAAATACAAGTGGATTTATTCGTAGACCAGTTAAATATGGTGGATATGATAAACAGAAAAACTTTTTTAGTTCAAAAGATTTCTACATTTATTTGGATAAAATAAAAATGCAACTTAGAACTTTTGATGAAGTAAAGGGTTGGCAAGGTGAAGTAAAGGGAAAAACAGCATCAGCTGGTAAAGTAGGTGGAGGAATATTAGAATCAATAATGATTAAGAATAGCACCGTAACAAAATTTCCCTATACAAATGCACAATTAAAAACACTTGCTACTAAACCAACTCCTACATTTTTAGATGAACTTTATCAAATGTATGTTGGGTTAGTTGGTAAGAGTGCAATAGATAAAGATAAATTTATTGAACAAGCAAATGCAAAAAGAATTGGTAGAGTAAGTGGTGCAGACTGGAGATTTTCAAAGTTTAGAGGAATGTTTTATGTTGCACAATTAGAAAGTAACAAAATGATAGCATCTAAAATATGTGATAATATTGCGGCCTATTCATTATCTGCTTCTGATGAAGCTGCTCCTCATGTGGTGTATAAGTAATGTTAAGATTTATAGATACATTAAACGAAAGTAAAGCAGGTAAGAATTTACACCTAGAACACATTGAAGACGAAATAATCAATTTTGGTGTTGATGGTGGTAGAGCTGCAATTAACTTTCTGCGTTCATTACGAGATATGTTAGCTGGTGGTGCAAGGTCTTCAGTTAGAATGACAGTCAAGTGGGACGGAGCTCCTGCAATCTTTACAGGTATTGACCCCTCAGATGGAAAGTTCTTTGTTGCAAAGAAATCAGTATTTAATATTAATCCAAAACTATACAAGACAAACGCAGAGATAGATGCAGACTTGTCTGGTGCATTAAATTCAAAGTTTAAGATTGCACTTGCAGAGTTTTCCAAACTAGGTATTAAGAATGTGCTACAAGGTGACTTGATGTATACAGATGATATTGAAACAGATACT